TCTGCCCTACTTCTTCGACGAAGTATTAGCTTTGCGTGTCGAGCGCGATGCGGATGGCAATGCCCAACGTGCCATTATGTGCGACAGCGATGGTCTGTGGTTGGCTAAGGACCGCTCCGGCAAGTTGGCAACATGGGAAGCGCCTGACCTTGGTGCGATCATTGCCAAGATTGGAGGTGGGGCGTGAATATAGACCCAGATCATGATCTAGATAGTTGGGGCGAAGAAGTGACCATCTATCAAAAATGGATCGAAGCCAAGGAAGAGGAACGCCATGCTATTGAAGAACGGCGGCGTATCGAAGATACCCTAGTCAAGCAATTTGAAATACCAGAGAACTTGGAAGGGACATCTAACATCGAAGCGGATGGGTTTAAGATCAAAATCGAAGGCAGAGTTAATCGCAGGATTAATGCTGACCTGTTGCAAGAGATTGCGGCAGAGAACGATTTGGGCGCACACCTCAGTAGCCTCTTCCGGTGGAAGCCGGAGATAAATGCGGCGGCGTGGAAGGCTGCTGATGAGGCAATAACCAAACCGCTACTGGATGCCATTACGGCAACTCCGGGGCGACCATCATTCACAATCAGTACAAAAGGATAAATATCATGGCATTTTTAGGTGAGACATTTTCGGTAGACTCGCTCCCAGTTTCGGATCGTTCCTATGATTTGGTTCCAGAGGGCTGGTACACGGCTACCATTACCAAGGCTGACATCAATATGACCAAGAGCGGAACTGGTCAGAAGCTGGACATGCGTTACGACATCACTGGTCCAACGCATGAAGGTCGCGTGATCTTCGGCACAATCAACATCCGCAACCAGTCAGTAAGGGCTGAAGAGATTGGTCGTCAGCAACTTGGTGAAGTTCTCCGCGCCATTGGCCTTGGGACGATCCAAGATAGTGACCAGATGATCGGTGGTGTCCTTGGTATTCGCGTCAAGATCAAGCACGCTACCGAAGCTGATAAGGCGGCTGGTTACAGCGACTCGCGCAACGAGATTGGTGGATTCCGCCCTGTCGGTGGCGCTGCTCCGATGGCTACTCCGACATTCGCTGCCGCACCATCGACCCCTGCTCCAGCCGCAGCACCAGAAGGCGTTAAGCCACCTTGGGCTAAGTAAACAAAAACCCCCGCTCTATCACTAGGGCGGGGTAAGTTTTGTAGGAAAGGAGAATACAATGAGCGCAATGCCCGAACCGGTTAATAACATCGCAAATCTAATTGATCAATACCATGCGTCAAATCAGGGAAAGCCACGCGGGCATATGGGCGTCAGTTTACTTGGTCACCACTGTGATCGGTGGTTGTGGCTCAATTTTCGCTGGGCGGTGGTCGAGGAATTTGATGGCCGCATATTGCGCCTGTTCCGTCGTGGCCACCGCGAGGAAGATATGATTATCCGCGACCTTCGCTCCATTGGCATAGACGTTCGCGGAGCGCAGAGGTCTGTCAGTTTCGGATCGCACGTTTCTGGCAGCTTGGACGCCATCATTGAGAAAGGCGTGCCTGAGTCGCCAAAGAAGCGCCATGTGGCCGAGTTTAAGACGCACTCCAAGAAATCATTTGACGATGTGGTAAAGAACGGTGTCGAGAAGTCTAAGCCTATGCACTATGTTCAGATGCAAATTTACATGCACGGGACGGAGTTACAACGTGCGCTTTATTTTGCCATCTGCAAGGACGATGACCGCATCTACACCGAGCGTGTGAAATACGACAAAGATGTGGCCCTAAAGTTCATAGCGCGTGGTCAGCGCATTGCTATGGCGGATCGTATGCCTGAGCCAGTTAGCGGCGATCCAAGTTGGTATCAGTGCAAGTTCTGCCCAGCCCATGCTTTTTGCCACAAGGCCAAGCCAACCAAGCGAATCAACTGCCGTACCTGTGCTCATTCAACGGCGAAGGAAGATAACACATGGACTTGTGAGCGCCATGAGGCTGATGGCATACCGGAAGAGTATCAGCATGAGGGCTGTGATGACCATGTGCTGCATCCTGACCTTGTGCCTTGGGTGATGACGCCCAGCGATGACGGCCACAGCGTGACATGGCGCATTGGCGATAGGGAGATCAAGAACGGAACTGGCGGATACAAGAGCCGCGAGATTATTGCCCATCCAGAGGTGTGCGGTGATCCAGTTGTAGAGGCGGTTAAGGCTTTGTTTCCTGATGCGGAGGTGACTAATGCTTCGTGATTATCAACAACGTGCCATAGATCAGCTTTTGGAATGGTTTAGCGACGGCAACGAAGGCAATCCATGCTTAGTGTTGCCAACTGGCTCCGGCAAAAGCCACATTGTTGCTGCGCTTTGCAAAGACGCCATCCAAAAGTGGCCTGAGACCCGTGTGATTATGCTGACGCACGTTAAGGAACTGATTAGCCAGAACGCCGAGAAGATGCGCCAGCACTGGCCTAACGCGCCAATGGGTATTTATTCCGCTGGTTTGGGCATGAAGCAATTGGGTGAGCCAATCACTTTTGCGGGCATTCAGTCGATCAGGGATCGGGCTAAAGATGTTGGCTTTATTGATTTGTGCATCATTGATGAATGCCATCTGGTGAACCACAAAAATGAGGGTGGATACCGCACCTTTCTTGCTGGTCTGAAGGAGATCAATCCAAATCTCAGAGTGATTGGGTTGACAGCAACGCCGTATCGCTTGGGTCATGGGTTAATCACTGATGCCCCTGCGCTGTTCCATGATCTGCTACAGACAGTCAGCATAGAAGAGTTAATTGGCAAGGGCCATTTATCGACACTGCGCAGCAAGGTAACTAAACACACACTTGATACGGCTGGCGTACATAAGCGCGGCGGTGAGTTTATTGAGAGCGAACTACAGGCAAAGATTAACACATCTGACAACAACCATAGGGTTGTGGATGAGGTAATCCAAATGGCGGAGGGCAGAAAGTCTTGGCTGTTTTTCTGCACTGGCGTGGCTCACGCTGAAGATGTGGCTAGGGTTCTGTCGGAAAGGGGCATAACGTCAGCTTGCATTACCGGAGAAACAGATAAGGGACGCAGGCGTCGCGTATTGGATGACTTTAAAGCCGGGAAGATCACGGCGCTAACCAACGCCAACGTTCTGACCACCGGCTTTGACGCACCAAATATTGATCTAATTGCCATGCTCCGCCCCACCATGAGTCCAAGCCTTTACGTTCAGATGGCTGGACGCGGGATGCGTGTTAAAGACCATACCGACCATTGCCTTGTGCTTGACTTTGCTGGTGTGGTGCAAACACATGGGCCAATCACCAACGTCCAACCACCCAACCGTAAGGAAGGTGAAGGGGATGGCGAGGCTCCGGTTAAGGCTTGTGAAAAGTGCAATGAACTTTGCTACATTAGCGCCAGAGAATGCCCGGCTTGCGGGGAGCCGTTTCCTGTACCAGAACCTGTACAGCTTAAACTTCGCAACGACGACATCATGGGTCTTGAAGGTGAGGAAATGAACCTCACTGGCTGGAACTGGCGCAAGCATATTAGCCGAACATCTGGCAAAGAAATGCTTGCGGTTTCCTATTATGGTGGCCTATCTGATCCAATGGTAGTTGAGTATTTGCCGGTGACGCATGACGGTTATGCTGGACAGAGGGCGATTACAAATGCGGTAAGTATTGCCAAGAAAGCCGGTATTCGTTTTCATCCCGGAGATTCCATTGACCAGTGGGCAGATTTGCTTAATCTTGGTAAGCCACCAACTTACATTACGTTCAGCAGAGACGGCAAATATTATAGGGTTATAAAAAGGGAGTGGGAAAATGCCTAGACCGTCAAAGCCAGACTTTTTGGTTCAATATGAAGAATGGATTAAATCTGGTCCGCCACAATGTTGCCACACTTGTGACCATTTTGCTGGTGACGGAAAGTGCTTTGCATTTTCGATGTATCCGCCAGTAGCATTTGTAAATTCACAAGGGCAGTGCGCCGCTTGGTCAATGGAAGTGCCATTTTGATGGATCGTATACCAACAGAGCATGAAGAGCAGCGCCAACTGGTGATGTGGTTCAGACAGACCCATAGCCCGGTGAGGATATTTGCGATCCCGAACGGTGGCCTTCGGTCAAAGTCTGCTGCCGCAAAGCTAAAGGTCGAGGGCGTAAGTGCTGGTGTTCCGGACCTTTTCATTCCTGCCTTTAAGCTATGGATTGAGATGAAGCGGATTAAGGGTGGGAGATTATCGCCGGACCAAAAAGATTGGCTTGAATATCTAAAAAACAACGGATACACATGCTTTGTCTGCAACGGAGCAGACGAAGCTAAATTTAAAATTGAACAATTCTTACAGGATAAATATAATGATTGACTATAACACTAAGATGCAAATCCGCCACCTGTGCAGCTACATCACCGACCGCACTGCGGTTCTCAATTATGTGAACCGCGAGAAGAACCTTCGCCTCACCATGAAAGACATTGAGCAAGCCCTTTCAAACGACAATCGCCGGAAGCCAGCCAACCGGAGGCCCTTAAAGCCGTCGCCCCTGATTACCACGCATAACACTCGCGGTTATGATCCACTGGCACGGGCGCTGTTCCAATACCACGCTGACCGAACCACTGGCGCAGACCATGATTTCTGGCTGTCCCGTCTGACCTCGCGCAAGAGGCATAAAACCTTTACAGTCGATATGTAATTTTCTGTTTGACACATAAACCCTCTCATTATAGCTAGAGGGTATTAATAATAAGGAGTGAGTAACATGACATTGATTGAACTTAGAAACATAGTCGCAGATCGCGTTGAGATGACGCACGGCAATCCAGAATTTATTCGCCAAATCAGAGATGGTGAGCAGGACGATGGCCCGTTCATGGTTGGCGCTTTGGCAGTCTGGGCCAAGTTTATGGAAGGCTTGCAGCCAGCGCCGGAGGTATTGGCAGATGATTAAAGCACAGCAAGCAGCCCCACTGGGCAAGAACTACCGTGTATCATCAGATAGCGCATTTCCGTTGCGTAACTCAGAGGGGTTGACCTTTGCAGAAGCCAAGCGCCGTAGGGAGTTACTTAACCTTACCGACCTCAAGCGCCCAAGCCCGTAGCGCATCCAACTGCGCATAGGCATCCGCAACAATCTCTAGATCGCTGATAGGAACGATGGCCGTTTCGGCTCCTGACACAACTTCTCCGGGCACTGGGGCGGCTTCGCTTGCTCCGGTGCTACGGGTATCACGTTTACTGGCTTGGCTCCGCATCCAGCGGTCAAGAGCAGTGCGGTTATCAGCAATACGTTTTTCATAATCGGACTCTGCCTTTTCTGATATGGCTGCATATTGGCGCTCAATCTCAGCGACCTTAGCATTGTTTAACTCTTTGGCAGCAACCTGTGCGGCCTCATACTGCGCCACGACCTTTTCAGAGGCAGCATATTGCTTCTGCCAGTGCCGAGCGTTGCCGTACTGCACAGCGGCCAGTATAGCGAACAGGGCTATCCCCGCATATGGCGCAAACTTTAGGTATGGAACAAATTTAGTTAGCATCGGTTATCTCAATTCCATCTTTGCCAGCCTTTATGCTTCTTTTCACAAACAGTGCAGTAAACGCAGTCAGGCCAAGCATAATCTGCGCATGAGCAGCCAGAGCCAGATAGAAGCTGTATTTTGCGTTTCCCGACACTAGCCACACACCAACAGCCGCGAAGACAGTCATAATAACGCAGCCGCCTAGCAACGCGCCAAATGCTGCTGCACGGCGTCCGTTTGGTGTCCAGAGTAAGCTAATCATATTGGCATTCCCTGCTTAACCCAATCACGCACATCAA